TCTGACTGGAACCTGATGGCAGCTTCCGTCAGCAGGGGGCTGTACACGCCGCAGGCCCCGTTCCAAGGCTCAGTGCGCTCCTCGTACTTCATCCCAAGGACTTCCAAGCCCTTGACGAACATCTCTGTCCAGTCTTTGCGACTGTTGATGTCTGCATCCACCAAGGAGACAAGCTCTGAGGCCAGCGTCTGAAGCTCGCCGTCATCCATGTACTCGGCAAGGTTCGCGTCGAATTCCTCGGCAGTTTCTGGCTCTGACTCAAGGGTGATTTCTACGTCTCCGGTACGGAGGCTTACAGCCTCCGGGTTCTCGATCTCAATCTCGATGGCAGGCTCATCGCCCATGAGTGCGGTGTCGAGCGGCATGAGCGCGGGGTCAAAATTGGTAGCCATATCAGTCCTCAGTAGTACGCAGCCCGTCGCAGGCTGCGGAAGTGTCGGGGTTCATCGGGCTCGTCGGTCGGCAGGCGGATAAAACCGCCGTTGCGCATGCGCATGAGCGCCTGGGTCATCGTATCAACATAGTCGTCGTGCTCACCAGCGGGGAAGGCCGCGACCTCCTCCACAAGCTCTCGTGCCCAGCGGGTGTCTGGCACCCACACACGGCCTGAGGTGAACATGTCGGACACCGCGTTCAGGCGCACGACCTTGTCGTTGCTGGTGCCGGTTTTGCCCCGGCTAGGGCTGAACTCGCTGATGGGTATACCCATCGCCCGAAGCTCTTGAATGAGCGGCGCTCCGGCGGCTTTCTTCTCGATCAGACACGCGTCTGGTTCCCACTCGCGGTAGTACTCGCTGGCACGCTTCTTGAGATCGGGAAATGCCCACCGCCCCTTGATTGCATCGAGCAAGATGATGTGCGCGTTATCGTTGTCTTCCTCGTTGAACCACACGCCCCACGTGGTGCACGCGCTGTAGTCAGCGCTGGTCTTGGTCTCGTGCGCGGTGTCCCACGACTGGATGATGTACTCGCACTTGGGCGGCTGCTCTGGTTCCCAAAGCTTCCACATCTCGCGCTTGATGACTGCCGCCACCTCCGAGGTGGGGTTCTGCATGTACTGGGACTGCCAGAACCGAGGGTCCATGCCTGCGCGTTTGGCCTGAAGCTGCTCCAGGGGCCACTGCTCGGGCCACAAAGACTTCTCCTGCGGCGTGTGCTCATGCAGGATGGCCGGAAGCTCCACGATCTCCCACTTGTCAGCGTCGGGATTCTTGATCTGGTGGTTGATCAGCATACCCGTGAGGTCCAACTGAGACCACCGGGTCATGATCACGATGATCGCACCCCCCGGCATCAAGCGTTGGAGAGGGCCGGTCTGGAACCAGTTCCACGCCGCATCAAACGGCGTGCGCGTACCTGCCTTAATATCCTGTTCGGAGTGCGGATCGTCAATAACGAAGAGGTCAGCGCCCCGTCCAGCGATGCTACCACCCACGCCAACCGCGTAATACTGGCCTCCGGCACTAGTGGACCACTTACCTGACGCTTTTTGGTCCTCAGAGACCTGCGTTTCAGGGAAAATAGTGGCGTATTCGGGCGTTTCGATGAGGTTTCTGATGCGCCGACCAAAATCTTCGGACAGAGACGACGTATGCGTCCCCATAATGATCTTTTTATGGGGGAATTTGCCTAGAAAATAGGCGGGGAATAGGTAAGAACTGAACTCAGACTTACCCATACGAGGCGCAATGTTGATAATCACCCGGCGTTTCACGCCTGAGATAACTTCTTCGAAGATCTGGGCCAGTTTGCGGTGATGTGCGCCTTCTTTGAAGCCTGGATAGTTGAAATGAGCGAAGCCTAACAGGCTATTTTGGGCGGATGTGATGCGATGTCGGCGCTCTTTCTCTTCTAGGAGATCAAAAAGCTCCATTTTCTCCCGCACACTCATGGTGGGGAGCGCGGCCTGAATGGCCTGCGCCTGCTTGGGCGTCAGGAAATCAGGCAGCTTCATTGTTTTCTAGGAGTACGGCGTCTGCTGGTGTGACATCTGTCACCCCCATGAACCGCGCCAGCTTCTCTTTGAGCTTGTGCTCAAGCTCCTGATCGGTGATGTCTGTCTTCTTGACCTCGACACGGTCGGTGAAGAGCGCCACTTCGGTGACTCGACCCAGTAGTTCTAAGGCACGCAAGCGGATGCGAGCGTCGGGGTGATCTACCTCTTCGAGAATCTTCGATACCGCGTAACCACGAAGCTCCTTGGCCTGATTGACGAATTCCCAGTCATAGGCTGTGAGCATGCCGGTGAGGTGGCGCACCGCAGCGGGCGTCTTGAGCGCAAGGAGCGCTGCTTTCTGCTTGGGATCGGTGTCGGGCTTGACTAGCGACTGGAACGCGCTCTGAGCCAGCGAGGAGGCTGCAGCAGCATCTGCCGTGTCGGCAGTGGGCGCTCCCAAAGACTCCAGCCAGTTTGCGGTGCTGTGCTGCGCGTCAATCAGTTCTGACACGCGGGCCTTTTCTAGCGAAGCCACGTCTGCGCCATCGAAGATGGCGGGCTCGAAGTCAAGAAGGTGATCCAGCATATTGTCGCAGGGCTTGCGCCCGAGTTGGGCGCAGTGTACAGTTGCGTTTGTCTCCTTGCAAGTTCTCACTTGCTTTCTCCCTGAGTGGTCGAAAGACTGCTTTAAGCCCCCGATGCCCCTCGGGGGCTTTTTTTATTATGTCGTGTCAAAGACTGGACAGAAAAAGCTAGAAATTTTTATGTAGTGGTGGGGGTCACGTTTTAGTGGAAGGTATGGGGGTGTGTTTTAGGGGGTATTTGTGTTGCGAGTTTAGAAAAATTATAAAATGTGGTTGGGGATTCGTGTTCATACAACGACGCAGTACCTTGCACACAATTGCCCCTCCCCCCGTACGGTGGGTTCTAGGCTACGGCAAAAGAGAATTGCAGAACCCCCATGTGGTAAAATAGCTTCAGCGGTTGGGGATCGCCTCCACCGCATCAACCCGGGGGAGAAATCTCCCCCACACGGAGAGAGCATCATGAAGAAGCTGATTAGCATGAACGAGTTCGCACACAACCTCGGCCAACACGTTCGCCTGACACGAGACGCATCGCTACCCTTGCACAACATCTACGCTGCCGCTGAGCCTGAAGTGCAGGGTGAGATGCGGGTTTCGTGGCTCCTCAACCACCTGACCGGCCAGGGCTACACACAGAAGCAAGCCGAGACTGTGTGCGCCGCATCGCGCAACGACCGCAGCGCAGAGCAGCAGCGCGACTACGACAAGGCGCGTGGTGACTTCAACTACCACATCGTTCGCAAGACCACCAGCGCCAAGGCCGAGGCTGAGCCCAAGACGGCCAAGGTCCGTCTGCCGAGCGGCACGGTCGAGCGCGTCGCTGAGGCCTACGTCGGCCTGACCCGTGAGCAGATCATCGCGGCACACAACCGCGCTCTGGCTGCCCTTGACTTCGAGTGACCAACCCGGGGGAGATTTCTCCCCCACAACTGAAGGAGAGAGTGATGAACATCATCAAAGAAGTCCGTGCTGCGTGGGTGCAGCGTGAGATCAAGCGGCTCATGCCCAGCAACAAGACCGAGCCTGTGGTGCAGAGGCGCAACCCCGCACGTGCTGCCCGCAAGGCGGCGAAGAAGGCGTAACCACCGGGGGAGATTTCTCCCCCACTTCAAGGAGAGAGCAATGATCAAGCAAGACCTCAGCGTGCGTGTGACGCACCGTTACGTCGGCACCTACAGTCACCTCGATGAGTGGCGTGATGTGGGCACAGCCACGCTCACACCTGCGCGGCTTGTGCGGGAGGCCGAAGACTTCGACGACGGCGGCACCTACATCCGCTGGGCCACGTTCCCACGGGGCCAGGACCTCGACGCCTCCATCCGTGCGGTGGAAGACACGCTCACCTCGTCAGGCTGCGCTCATGAGTGGGACTGCTGCGGCTGCCCCAGCGTCTACACACGCGTCAAGCATCGGCACGGTCGGCGTGCTGTGTTCGAGACCCGCGTCACCTACAACTACTGAGGAGCAAGCATGAGCAAGTCCTACAAAGGCGAGGCCCGAGCGCAGGCCCGTGCAGACCAGCAGCGCCGCGCTGCTCGTGCTGCGAAGCATGCTGATAACTTTCTTGAATGGGGCGATTCAATCTGTGAATCAAACGAGCCAAGCAAGAACCATGCCAAAAGGGTCGATGGACGCAAGTCCCTCACCGAGACAGCGTTGGACAGTAGGTTGGCGCGCCTAAGTCATTGATTCTTCTATATAAATATAAATAAAAGGTTAAGGTTATTGTTATGTATGTATGTCTCTGGATGGGCGAGCACCTTTCTACGGGCGAGCACCATCCAGATTTATTTTTCCTTTCCCCCAGGTTTCCTGTCTACACTTTCGGTTTTGGCCTGACACCTGGACACTTTTGGAAAACTTCAATGGTGACAAGGGCCGTTCTGTGCCAGACTACTGTCCAGTGATGGTTAGGCTGCGGGTTTCACTGGACGCGACCCGCAATCTTGTGTCCCAACCGTTTTCTTTTTGAGGAGTACCTCATGGCTCGGTCCCGTCATCTCTTTCGACACTGCACTCAATGTTTGAAGCCCAAGGTCATCGATTGCTTTCGCAAGTGGCGCAACGAACGGTTCATCCTGAGCCCGCTTTGCATTGACTGTGAGCCCAGCGCCGCGCCAACGTCGCCGATGCTGGCGGATCTTCAGCGCGAACGCATGTGTTTGTCGGGGCAGGCTGCCCGCCTTGCGCGTTTTCAGAAGCTGCTGCAGACAACCCCAGCGCCGGAGCCCAAGCCGCAACCGATGGCGATGTGCCCTGGCTGTGAGCGCATGCTCAAGCTGCGCATGTTCGGCACGCGTCGTTACGAAGGGCGCAGCAGGCTGTGCGTTCTGTGCGAACCAAAGTGATCAACCCACTCGGGGGAGATTTCTCCCCCACAACCAAGGAGGCTAACGCCCATGACCACGCCGTACTACCAACGCTTCCTGCACCTCGGCGTGCAGGCAACCTGCCCAGGCTGCGGCATCACCCGACGCTTGCACGAGTTCCGCAAATGGTGGGGCAAGAAACGCATCCTGCGCTCACTGTGCACTGCGTGTGAGCCCGAGAAGTCTTTCGAGGACATGACCCCGACCGAGCGGCGGCAGGCGGTGGACAACCAACGCCCTTACGCCACGCCCACGAGGATGCACAGGCAGAACGCTGCCGATATCAAGGCGAAGGTGCAGCGCAACCTTGCCAAGGCTGACAAGCGTGTGAAGTCCAAGCGCACACAGGCGTGGGCCCCCCTGATGCGTGAGTTGCGGCAGGAGAAAGCGTGGTGTGCACGCAACCTGCTCACGCCAGCATCGCCGGAGTGGGCCACGTTCTTCGAGGCGTACGAGACAGCGCTCAACGACGCGCTACGCAAGGTGATGAAGCACAAGGGTCAGACCTCCCGGATCGAGCCAACGCCTGCTGAGCAAGAGCCCATGTACTGGCTGTACCCCGAGACGCGCCTATCCCTGCGCCGTCTGTATGCATCGTGTCCCGTTGTGCGAGGTCGTCGGTTGTACCGTGACCCGCTGTGTTTGTCTTGGTGAAAGAGGACATGGTGTCCTCATTGAAAGGAGAGAGTGATGAAGCAAGTCTGGTTTGTGCAGGGCGCTGACCCTGATTCCCCGATGCCTGTGCTGTTCGCCACCAAGATGGCGGCGGAGATGTACGCACGGCAAGAGTCCCCCAACGCTCACCCCGATGAGCGCTATGCCCGCATCTTCTACAAGTCTGTGTGGGAAGAGAGCGACATGAAGGAGCACACTGATGCGACTCGCTGACATACAAGAGGACGCGTGGAAGACACGCGCTCACCCCATCCCCACACGCATAGTGCCCGACTTCGACGCACTGTTCGAAACCCTCAACGCGCAGGGCTGGCTGGTGCTGGAGCCACCGCCCATCGACCACCGCACCACAGCTAACGGTGCGCTGGAATCCAAGATCGTCAAGGACTTCAAGAACTGGATGATCAACAACCCACGCTTGATGCTCAACCATCGACGCA